TTGGTGGATTCGGGTTTCTTCGGTTTGGCGCCGGATTTCCCGCCGGACTTGCCCGGGGCATAGCCCATCGCGGCCCAATCGGGAACCAGCCGGGCCTTGTCGATGTTGTCGAAAGCCGCCTCGAAAGGCTGACCGTCGATGTCGAAACGGATGGTGTCGCCTTCGACGGCAATGATGCGGCCGGTCAAGCGGCGGCGGCCGTCCTGTGGCAGCTTCAGGCCCACCTTGGCGGTCTGGCCGATGAAACGTTCGAATTGCGCCGGCGCGAACAGAGGCCGATCCAGCCCGGGCGACGATACCTCGAGCGTGTAATTGCCACTGATCGGATCCTCGATATCGAGCTGGGCCGACACTTCCCGACTGACCTTCTCGCATTCGTCGATCCCGACCGCGGCCGTCGCAGGGTGGCCGTCTTCGCCCACGGCCAGCGGGGCATCGGCCGGGTAGTCGATGTACAGGCGCAGCACCGCGCTGCCGGGCGCGGGGAGATAATCGACGCCCAGCAACTCCAGACCGAGCGATGCCACGGTCGGAGCCAGCAAATCGCAGATTTGTCGTGCCTTGTCCATCCACCCTGTCCGTTGCGCCGTGCGGCGCGCATAACGAAAAAAAGGACCCACTGGGCCCTTTCCGGTATTGCGATGTCCGGTTCCGGCAGTGGCGCTTGCCGGAGGCCCTGGATCGGCGATGCTGCTCGAGGCCGATCCCGGAGAAAGCCGCCAAGCGGCCGATTCAAGCTGCCCATCATAGCCCGCCAACCCTCCCCGGACAAGCGGTGTCGGAGTGCCAAACAGAAACGCCGTGTCCAGGACACGGCGCTCGAATCGCACATTAGGTTGGTAGCGGGGGCAGGATTTGAGCCCTATCTGTGCACCGAGGTCGTGATCCCTCTCGCCTGATGCAACTCGCTCATCGGCGCGGTCAGATCCCAGCTTCCTAGACACTCATACCTCGCGCCCAGTTTTGGGCGGGTAGGCAGTGCATTGGATCAGCAATGAGTGAATGCATCGAAACAATTCATGCCTTCGTTTTGAGTTTGCCAACCGGAGATTGGTTACATCAGTTACATGAACATATAAATTGCAATTATTTAGATAATAATCAGTAACTTATGTTCAATTTCTTATAGTTACATTCGAGTAACTTTCAGGTTACCCGGTAACTTTCTCGATGGGTTACATGGAGAGATAAACGAGCCAAATGAAATCAATGATTTCCAAGCAATTCGGATGGAAAGTTACCTTTTGTAACCATCGCTAGTTACATCGGAAACCCTTGAAAACAAGCTGAAATCGTCAATTCATAGCGGTGTGTAACCGTGTAACTCCATCCCGATGGGCATGAATAATTCCGTGCTACTCGCGCAACGGGGTTCACAGTGCTGGGAATCTGCCATCACGTAGTCCCCGACTGCAGAAAACCGCAGGTCCCGCATGGCGTACCGATTCCACGCAATTGCCGGCAGGTCAGTGAAAAAGCCAGAGCGCCGGGCTGCAGAAAAGCACGCCCCTATGCACCGCAGGAGTGGTGGGGGGACGATTGCGCGCGCACGGCTCTGACACGTCATGGCTCTCCCTGGCTTGGCCGCACCAGCCGACCGGGTCTACGATGCGGCCATGCCCGCCTGCGATGCCGCTTACTTCATGTGCCTGACGGGCGAGGAATTGGCGCCTTGGTGGACTTCGCGCCCTACCCCTTCGGCGCTGGTGAGCTATGTCGAGGAGCGACTCCCGGATGAGTTCGGAGATCCTGGGCGCTTGGTCTCAACCCGGTTCATCGCAGGGCGAACGACTACAGGCGAGCCCGTGACCGAAGTCCGGCCACGCCCTGGGGCGCGCTATCGAGTGAGCGGCAAGGGCGCACCCATGTGGCCGTCGGGTCGGGTCGAGCGCCGCTATCTGCGCTGGCGGTTCGTTGAGCCGGATCCACCGATCGACGACTGCAAGGACTACATCTTCCCGCCTTGACGTGGCCTGTCCCAGCGCGCCGCTGCCCTTGCGCTGGGGATGACGCTCGCGGGCTATCAGCGGGCGGAAGCGGCCGTCAGTTCAACGCAGGGGAAACCCCGCGTGGGCGACTTGAAGCTGCGGCTGGCCTGCGCGGCCGTTGAGCATGGGATAAAGCCGGTGGAGTGACCGTATGGGCTGCATCGCCATGCGCTCCTGCGCTACGGCGCCAGGGGCTCGAACCGGATCACCTCATCCCCGACCCAGTCGTTGATCTTCTGCATCCTCGACTGCAGCGGCGCCAGTTCATGCTCCGCCCACACCGCCGCGGCATCGCGGACGTTGCCGAAGCCACCGGCGTTGTCCGGCACGATGCCCATCAACTGCGGCGGGATCCTCAGCGCCGCCAGCATGTCGTCGCGGGTGACGCCCTTGATGGTGTCGAACTGGTCCTTCGCCGCCACCTCGCTCACCGGGATCAACTGCAGCCCATCTTTTTTCCCGCCGGGGGCGTAGACGAAGAGGTTGCGGAAGTTGCCCGGGCCGCGTGCATTCTTCAGCGCCGTCCGCAGCGCCGTGATGTCTTCCTCATTGTTGGCCGCGTCGTTGAGGTAGAGGATGAACCCCGCGTGCGCGCCATTGGTGTAGTAGCGACGGCGGAACAACGTGGCGGATTCGTTGAGCAGCGCCGACTGCATGGACGCGGCCCACTCCGGCGTGCCGTAGATTTCCTGGTCGACATCGGAATCGCGGAGCTGGTAGATCGATCCGGCCATGAATGCATGGTCTTCGGTGAAGCCCCGGATCATGAAATACCTGTCGTCTTCGCCGCGCCGCATGTACTTCGCCAGTGCCGGCTTGAGTTCAAGCGGTTGCCGTGTCACCGCATCGCGGCGTTCAAGGTACGCCATGCCGAAAGTGACGAAGTCCAGCGCCAGTTGCTCGAAGGCCTCCCGCGTCAACAGGCGATGCGGCTTGAAGGATCGCGCCAGCATGTTGCGCTTGAAGATCAGCCCGGACTGCAGGTAGACGTTCGAGCGCGTGACCTTGGACAAGCCCTCAAGGGAGAGCGGCGGCTCGTACCACTTGCCGTTGAAGTTGCATTCAAGGAAATCCAGCAGGTTCCGCCCGTCGAGTACCGGCAAGGCATCGCCGAAGCTGAAGGTCTCGATGGCCGTGGTCGGTTCGGTATCGCTCATCAGGAAATCTCCATGAAGCCGGTGTTGCGGGCGCTCTGCCCTTCCAGCGGTTCGTTGTGCAGGGCGTGGAAAAGCGCCCAGGCCAGATCGGCATGGCCGGTGCGCTGGTTGCGCCCTGCGGTGAAAGTGAGTTGTCGCCCGCTGGCCGTGGTGGTGCGCGTGATCGCCATCAGCGACTGCGCCAGATCGCTGCACGAGGCATCGAACTCAAGCCGCCCGGCGTGGATCACGTCGTAGGCCTTGAGCACCAGCCGGGTCTTGATCTCGGGCGAGTAGCTGAAGGTGGTCACGCCCGGAAAGAACTGCCGCACCAGTTGCGCAACGCCGGTCCCCATCCCGGTGATGTCGATGCCGATGTAGGTCACCCAGTAGCGCCGGGTGAGCTGCTCGATGAAGGCTGCCTGCGCGCTGAAATCCATGCCCTGGAACTGGTGCCGCTCCAGCACGCGGAACTTTCCGCCCGGGACCTGCGGGGGCGCCAGCACCACCAGCCCGGCGTTGTCGCCGGTTTCCGCCGGGTCATAGCCGATCCAGACCGGACGATCGCCGAACGGCCTCGCCGCGAACGGCTTGAAATCCTCGGCCCACGCCACCCAGCTATCGACGAAGCACGGCTGCAGCATCGCCATCGGGAAAATGCTGGCGTGGTCGTCCACGAAATCGCACATGTAGAGGTTGGCGAACGCCGCCGGGTTGTTGCGGCGTTCAAGGTCCTCGATGTCGAACAGCGTGCAGCCGCGCCGTTCGGCATCCCGCACGGTGACGATCTGCCGCCAGTTGAAGTCCTCGCACATGCGGCCGTCGGCAAGCGACGTGTGGGTGACGTCGATCTTGACCTGGTCGGCCTTGGGGCGGCCCTCGTTGTAGGCATCGCCGGTCCAGAACGGATAGGCCTCGTGCGACATGCTGCTGGGCGTGCTGAAATACGTCTGCCGGTAGTGCTTGTGGGATGCCATCGCGCTCGCCAGCGCGTTGAGTTCGGTGAAGCGGTGGGTCCAGAAGAACTCGTCGAAGTAGAAATTGCCGTTGTAGCTCTGCGCGGTCAGCGTGTTGGTGCCGAGAAAGCGGATTTCCGCGGCGTTGGCACCCAGCACGATCAGGTCCATGCCCTTCAAGTCGACATCCAGCACCTGCTGGACGAACTTGCGCATGTAGTTGCGGAAGACGAACGCCTGGCTCTTCGATGCCGACAGGAATAGCTGGTTGCGCCCGCTGGTGATCGCGTCGAGCAACGCTTCCAGCGCGAAGTAATACGTGGCGCCGATCTGTCGCGACTTCAGCAAAATGCGCGTGCGCACAGAAGACGCCCGGTACCAGTCGGTCTGGTAGGGGAAACAGACCTCGAGGAACGCTTCCTTGAGACGATCCACCTGCGCATCGGTGAACGTGTTCTTGCGTGCCGGCCCCTTGGCCGCCCCGCCGCCCTTGGCCCGCTCCGGGTTGAGATCGCTCTCGCGTCCGCCGCCCTGGTAGCGCTGGATGCGCGCCTGCCGTTCCAGTTGCCGGTGCAGCAAGTCGATTTCCTTGTAGTCGCCGCCGCTCTTGTCCGGCTTGGCGATCAGCACCATCAGGCGCGCTTCCAGCGCCCCGCCGATGCGCTCGACGGCGTCGGCGCGGTCCCAGCCGTCACGCCGTTTCCAGCTATGCAGGGTCTTGGCGTTTTCCCCGGTGATCTGCCCGATCTCCGACACGCGCAGGCCCATCCAGTACAGGAAGCGGGCTTGACGTCGGGGATCAGCGGCGAGCGATGGCAAGGGAGAGGCATTCACGCGGCATAGGGTGAACAACCCGCCGCCGCATCCGCCGCGATCACCCCCGTGGAAAGCGATTCCACAGTCGCGCCGGGTTGTTGCATCGGTGCGCGGCTACCGACCATCGGCCCGACACATTCACGTCCCGATCGAGGTCCAGATGTCCGGCAATGCACACAAGAAGTTCCGCTCGAAGTGGTTCCGCGTCTGCGTCGAGGGCGCCACCACCGATGGGCGAAATATCGAACGCAACTGGATCGAAGAGATGGCCCGCAGCTACGACCGCAGCGTCTACGGCGCCCGGGTCTGGGTCGAGCACATCCGCGGCCTGATGCCCTCCGGTCCCTTCGGCGCCTACGGCGACATCGTCGCGTTGAAGGCGGAAGAGGTCGACGTTTCCGGCGAGAAGCGCCTCGCGCTGTTCGCCCAGGTCGAACCGACCGACGAACTCGTCCACCTGGTCAACGTGCTGAAACAGAAGATTTACACCAGCATCGAAATCACGCACAAGTTCGCCGCTACCGGACTGGCCTACCTGACCGGCCTGGGCGTGACCGATTCCCCGGCCTCGCTCGGCACGGAGATGATGCAGTTTGCGCAGCAGCACCCAGACGCCAATCCGCTGCGCTCGCGCAAGCAGGACCCGGACAACATCTTCACCGCGGCGGTCGAGACGCAGATCGAGTTCGAGGAAATCGCCGAGCAGCCGGGCGTCGTCGCAAACCTGATGGCCCGCCTCGATGCGCTGGTCCAGAAACTTTCCCGCGAGCCGGCACAGGCCCCGCCGAAGGATGCACCCCCGGCCAGCGCCGATGAGATCGGCGCAGTGCTGGGCCTGATCGGGCAATCGATCGACGGCTTCGCGCAGCGTGCCGAGGCCATCGAACGCACCCATGCGGACACCGCGCGCCGGCTGGGCGAGATGGAAAGCCGGTATGCCGCGCTTTCGCAAACTCCCAACCCCGCCCAGCCGCCGCGGCCCACCGCCACCGGCGTCACCACGTCCGCCGTCACCGACTGCTGACCCCGCAACCCAATCCCGCAACCTCCCCATTCGCGCCGCCCAGGAGTTTCCCCGTCATGCGCAACGCAACCCGCAATCTGTTCACCGCCTACGCCCAGCAGGTCGCCACGATCAGCGGCGTCGCGGACGCCGCCAAGACCTTCAGCGTGGAGCCCAGCGTCCAGCAGACGGTGGAGAAACGCATCCAGGAATCGAGCGAGTTCCTCGGCAGGATCAACATCGTCGGGGTCGAAGACCTCAAGGGCGAGAAGGTCGGCATCGGCGTCAGCGGCACCATCGCCGGCCGCACCGACACCTCCGTCAACGGCCAGCGCCGCAACCCGCGCGATGTCTCCGCGCTCGACAGCACCGGCTACGAGTGCAGCAAGACGGATTTCGATACCGCGATCCGCTACGCGCTGCTCGATGCCTGGGCGCACCAGCCGAACTTCCAGATCCTGCTGCGCGATGCGATCGTGAAACAGCAGGCGCTGGACCGGCTGATGATCGGCTTCCACGGCACCAGCATCGCCGCGGACACCAACCGCGCCGCCAACCCGCTGCTGCAGGATGTCAACAAGGGCTGGCTGCAGCACCAGCGCGAGGATGCGCCGGACTACGTGCTGACCGAGGTCGAGGCCGCCAGCGGCACGATCAAGGTCGGTGCCACCGCCACCGCCGCCAACGGCTACAAGAACCTCGACGCGCTGGTCTACGACGCGATCGGCCTGCTCGACCCCTGGTACCGCAAGCGCCCGGACCTGATCGTGATCGCCGGCCGCGACCTGGTGCACGACAAGTACTTCCCGATGATCAACAGCGACCAGCCGGCGACCGAGAAACTGGCGACCGACCTGATCCTCTCGCAGAAGCGCATGGGCGGCCTGCAGGTGGTCGAGGTGCCGTACATGCCGGACGGCGCGCTGGCGGTCACCAGCCTGCAGAACCTGTCGATCTACTACCAGATCGGCGGCCGTCGCCGCTCGCTGCGCGAAGAGCCGGAGTACAACCGCGTCGCCAACTACGAATCCTCGAACGACGCCTACGTGGTCGAGGACAAGGGCCTGCTGGCGCTGGTCGAGAACATCGAGATCGTCGCCTGATGGCCGTGAGCCCGTCCCGCCGCCACCAGATGCGGGTCCGCGCCGCGCGTGAATCCTCGCAGCGCGGCGCGGACCGGCTGATGGACGGCGCCGGCCTGTACGAGCAACTGATGATGCAGTTGCAGGCCGACCGCCTGCGCCTGAAGCAGATCCAGTCCGGGGAAGGCAAGGCACAACTCAAGGCCGAGCTGATCGGCCAGTACGACGACTACGTCGCCGGCGTGCTGGACAGCGGCCAGGGCGCGGAAGATGCGCTGCTGACCGAAATGCTGGTCTGGAACCTCGACATCGGCCGCTACGACCATGCCCTGAATATTGCGCGCTACGTGCTGGCGTACAAGCTGCCGATGCCGGACCGCTTCGCCCGCACCACCGGCTGCCTGGTCGCCGAGGAAATCGCCGAGGCCGCACTCGCCGAACTGCGCGCGTCCGAAGACTTCCCCCAGGACGTGCTGCTCGCCGCCGCCGAACTGACCGCCGGCGAGGACATGCCGGACGAAGTGCGCGCCAAGCTGCATCTCGCCATCGGCCGCGGCTTGCTGGCTGCGTCCGAGCGCCCCGACGCCGATGCCGCCTCCGCCGCGGCATCGCTCGAACAGGCGATCACCCACCTCAAGCGCGCCATCGAACTGCACGGCAGTTGCGGCGGCAAGAAGGATCTGGAGCGCGCCGAGCGACTCCACAAGAAACAGGCCCCGCCACAAGCGGGCTGACAGCGCGTCCCCACGCACCCCGCCGGCCCGGGGCTGATTCTGGTCCCCTCCAAGCACCAGATGAGGCCCCGGCCACCGGCGACAACCGGAAGCCGAGATGTCCAGCGGATTCATCGCCAACCCCAACCCGCCGCCGCCGTCGACGAACGTCGCGGGCGACGGGTTCTGGCCGGAGATCGACATCGCCCAACTGCGCAACGCGGTGCGGGTGAACGGCGAGGTGCCGGAACACCGCTGGTATGCGATCGTTGTCGCCGCGGTCATCGCCGTCACCGATGAACTGGCCGGCTGGAAGCGCGAACAGACCGCCGCCGGCCACGCCACCCTCGCCGATGTCCCGGATATCGAGATCGCCGGCGCCCGCCGGCTGAAGACGCTGTACCTGCGCGCGGTGAGCTGCGCGGCGCTGGCGGAAGTGAGCGAGCGCTACCGCAGCTACGACGCGACGAACAGCGGCAGCCAGCGCGCCGACGAACTCACGCCCAGCATCGACGAGTGCCGCCGCGACCTGCGCTGGGCGATCCGGGATTTCCTCGGCCAGCCCCGCGCCACCGTGGAGCTGATCTGATGCAAGTCATCGCCATGCAGGGCGACACCCTGGACCTGCTGTGCTGGCGCCACCTGGGCCGGACCGCCGGCGTGACGGAATCCACGCTCGACGCCAACCCCGGGCTGGCCGACCGCGGCCCGGTGCTGCCGCACGGCACCGCCGTCGAGCTGCCTGAACCCGCATCCCTCGCCCCGGCCGCGCGGCCCCACGTCCAGCTATGGGACTGACGATGATGAAGACGGCCCTGGGCATTTCGACGGCGCAGCAGATGGCGGGCATCAGCCTGGTGTCGTTCGCATCCTGGATGAGCGGTGTCGAGTCGATGCTCACCACCGCCGGCCTGGAGCCGTGGACGCTCTACCTCGCCACCGTCGGCGTGGCGGCCGGCCTGCTGCACAACCCGCCGCAGCAGAAGCGACTGCGCCTCTTCAGCCTGGCGCTGGTCTTCAGCGTCGTGTCCGCCGCGCTTGCCACGGTCGCGGTCGAGATCAGCTTTCTCGCGTGGCTCAAGCCGGTGCGCGGGCCGTTTGCGCTGCTGCTGGGCTATTACGCGCAAGTCGTGTTGCCCGGGCTGCCCGCGCTCATCCGCGAGCGATTCCTGAAATCGGGAGACTCCCCATGATCCAGATCCTCGGCTGGCTGGCCGCCCTCGTGGCGTTCGTCACCAGCGCATCCCTGTTGAGCGACGCCTACCTCTCGCGTGAGCGTCGCCGTTCGATGCAGTCCGCTTATCGCCAGGCCGCCATCGAGACGTTGCGCGGCCGGCTCACCACCGCCACCCGCACGGACGTGCAGTCCGCCATCAGCCTCACGGTCCGCCTGCTGGCGAAGATCGGCGTGTGCGCCAGCAGCCTGATCTGCCTGCTGATGCCGATCACCAGCGGCGAACTCACCGCCGGGCTGTTCGAGACCCTGCTGCGGGTATGCCTTGCCGCTTACATGGCATCGCAGGTGCCGTGCCCGTGGATTCGCTACGTGATCTCGCCCCGGCAGTGGCGCAAATCCCGCGATGACGGCGGCAAGGCCGGCGATGTTCACTGACGCGCAACTGGCCGCGGCGCTGGGCTGCCCGTGGTCGCGGGCGGCGGCCTGGGGGCCGCACCTGCGCCAGTGCATGCAGCGCGACGGCATCAACACGCGCAATCGCGCGGTGCACTTCATAGCCGAGGTCGGGCACGAGAGCGCCAGCCTCGCCAAGCTGGAAGAAAACCTCAATTACAGCGCCAACCGGCTGCTGGAAGTCTTTCCGCTTTATTTCGACGCACACAGCGCCGCCGCGCACGCGCGCAACCCGAAGGCCATCGCCCTGCGCGTCTACGGCGCGCGCATGGGCAACCGTGCGGGCAGCGACGACGGCTGGGACTATCGGGGCCGCAGCCCGATCGGGCTGACCGGCCGCGACAACTATGCGGAGATGCAGCGCCTCACCGGCCTGCCGCTGCTGGCCTCGCCGCAGATCGCCACGGGCATCGCCGAAGGCGCGGCGATCTCCACCGCATGGTGGCGCGCCAACGGGCTCAACGCGCTGGCCGACCAGGACGACGTGCTGGCCGTCGCCCGCCGCATCAACCTGGGCACGACCCGGACCCGCCGCATGCCCAACGGCTATAGCGATCGCGTGGCGCGCACCAAGCGCGCGCGCCTGGGGTTGGGGGCATGACATGAACCGCACGCTGGCCCTGTTGTTGCTGCTGGTGCTGGTGATCGGCGGCTACGTCTTCGCCACCCAGCAGCGCCTGGCGCGCGCCGAAGGCCGCGCCGCCGACGCCGAGACCCAGGCCGCCGGTCTTGCGGCCGAACTGCGCGAGGCCGCACTCAAGGAACGCGTGGTCATCCGCTATGTCGACCGCGTCCGCACCATCGTGGAGCGCGGCGCCACCCTCACCCGCGAGGTCCCTGTCTATGTCACCGCTCAAGCCGATCATCGCTGCACTGTGCCTGTCGGGTTTGTCCGCCTGCATGACGCCGCCGCCGAAAACGCCGCCGCCGTCCCCGCCGGAGATCCTGATGCGCCCGCCGAAGGCATTGCACTCTCTGATGTCGCCGAAACCGTCGCCGCCAACTACACCCTCTACCACGAAACCGCCGCGCAACTGACCGCGCTGCAGGACTACGTGCGCGGGCTGGCCTCCGGGGACAAGCACTGATGCTCAAGACCGAGAGCTTCCGCGCGCAACTGCTGGCCGCCGTGCCGGAGCTGGCGCGCGATCCCGACCGCCTGCTGGTGTTCTTGAAGGAAGGCCACATCAACGCCACCGCTGTCCCGGGGCGGCTGTCGTTCGAGTACAACTTCCAGTTGACGGCGATCGTCACCGACTACGCGGGCCACCCGGACGCGCTGTTCGTGGCGGTGCTGGGCTGGATCGCACGCAACCAGCCGGAACTGCTCGGCAATCCCGAGCGCCGCGAACAGATCCGCTTCGAGGCGGAAATCCTCAGCAACACGGCCGTGGACATCGAGATCAGCGTGCCGGTGAGCGAGGCGGTATCGCTGCGCCCACGCCCGGATGCGCCCGGCATGCTGGACGTGAAGCATTTCGAGGAACCCGCGCAAGAGGGGACCGGCTTCGGCCCCGGGCGCTGGGAAGTGTGGCTGCGCGATGAGTATCTGGGCGCGTGGGACGAGCCGGAGGCCGGTTGAATGGCCCGGCTCGAACAGATCGAGGATTGGGTCGCGCCACTGCTGGCGCGCCTCACGGCAGCCGAGCGGCGCAAACTGGCGCGTCGCATCGGCATCGAACTGCGTCGCAGCCAGGCGCGCCGGATCGCGGCCCAGCAGAACCCCGATGGATCGCCCTATGCCCCGCGCAACCGCGAGGCCCGCGGCGGCATCCGTCGCCGCGCAGCGATGTTCCACCGCCTGCGCACCGCACGCTTTCTCAAGGTGAAAGCCCAACCCGCCGGCGTGGCGCTTGAGTTCGCCAACCGGGTTGAGCGCATGGCGCGCATCCACCAGGAGGGCGGCATGGACGCACCTGCACGGGGGCAGCGCCGCGTCCGCTACGCCCGGCGTGAATTGCTCGGCTTCACCACCGATGACAACGCGCTGGTGAAGCGCCTGCTGCTGGACCACCTCACCGGCATGTAGCCCCTCGATTCACAGCCCACCGCCATTGCCGCCCACGGAGGGCGCCCGCCACGCTACCCGCCATGCCCGAACAAGCCCCCTTCACCGCGATCGATTTCTCGCGCCTGCCACCGCCGGAGGTCGTGCAGCCGCTGGATTTCGAGAGCGTGCGCGAAGGCGTGGTCGCGCAGCTGCGCGCCCTCATGCCCGAGTTCAACGCGCTGCTCCCGTCCGATCCCGCGATCAAGCTGATCGACGCCGTCGCCTACAGCGTGCTGATCGAACGCCAGCGGCAGAACGATGCCTGCCGCGCCGTGCTACTGCCGTTCGCGGTCGGCGCCGATCTCGACAACCTGGCCGCGCTATTCGGCGTCGGCCGTCGGCTGATTGCCGCCGCCGATCCCGTCGCCGGCACACCGGCCGTGTGGGAAGGCGATGCCGAGCTGCGCACGCGGGTGGCCCTGGCGCCGGAAGGCTATTCGGTGGCCGGGCCGGAAGGGGCCTACGTCTACCACGCACTCGCCGCCGACCCCGGCGTGCTCGATGCCAGCGCAAGCAGCCCGCCGCCGGCCGACATCCGCGCCCTGGTGCTGCAGGTGCTGGCCGACAATGCCGCCCCTGCCGTGCTGACGGACGCGATGGTCGCCGCGATGGATGCCGCCGCCTGGCCGACCGATGTCCGGGTGAGCGTGCTCTCGCGCGATGGCGACGGCAGTGCATCGCCGGCCCTGCTGGCGAGCGTGGAGTCCGCGCTCTCGGCCGATGCCGTGCGCCCCTTGAGCGACCACGTCACGGTGCAGTCCGCCCAGATCCTGCAGTTCGAGATCGAGGCGACGCTGTACACGTACCCCGGCCCGGACAGCGCGATGATCCGCGCCGAGGCGTTGCGCCGCCTGGACCTGCATCTGGGCTACGTGCGCCGGCTCGGCCGCGACGTGACCCGCACGGCCATCATTGCCGCGCTGCATCCGGAAGGCGTACAGCGCGTGGAGCTGGCATCGCCGGCGGCGGACATCATCGTTGCCCGTCACCAGTGCGCCCATCCCAATGCGATCACGGTCGACCACGGGGGCTACGATGAATAGTCTGCTGCCGGCGAACGCCACGCCGCTGGAACGCGCGCTGGAGATGGCCCTGCGCGCGCCTGTCGACGCGATTCCCGCGCCTCAACGCAGCTTGTGGAACCCCGATACCTGCCCGGAGGCCTTGCTGCCGGTACTGGCTGCCGCGGTAAGCACCGACGAATGGGATCCAGACTGGACCGAGGATCGCAAGCGCGCGGCGATCCGCGCCAGCATTGGCGTCCATCGCGTCAAGGGCACCGCCGGCGCGGTGCGCCAGGGGCTTGCCGCGCTGGACTACGTGACGCGCGTCGTCGAATGGTTCCATGAATCGCCGCCGGCCCCGCGCGCCACCTTCGCGGTGGAGGCGGACATCGACGCGCGCGGCATCACCCCGGGGCTGTACGCGGAACTCGAACGCATCGCCCTGTCCGCGAAAAACGTCCGCTCGCACCTGCGCCGCGTTTCTCTCGTGGCGCGCAGCAGCGGGCACCTGTACATCGGCGGGCCGCTGCGCTTCGCGCGCCGTGTCACCCTGCATCCTGCCGGAGCCATCGCATGAGCCTGGGCTGCATCCCCACCACGCTTGGCGCGGCCAAGATCGCCGCGGCGGAAACCGGCGGGCCGCCGGTCGCCTTCGCATCGATGGCCTTCGGCGACGGGGCCGGCGCGGTGGTCGCGCTGGACCCGGCGCGCACGGCGCTGGTGCATGAAGTGCATCGCGTCGGGCTGTCGTCCATCGGCCGGCATGCCGCGTATCCCGCGCGCATGGTGTTCCGCGGCGTTCTGCCGCCGGAGGTCGGCGGCTTCAGCGCGCGCGAGATCGGCATCTTCGACGCGGCCGGCGACATGATCCTGTTCGGCACCTGCACGGCGTTCGAGAAACCGGCGTTCGATGCCGGCGAATCGCATGACGTGGTCGTGGAAGCCGAGGCGGAAATCTCGCCTGCCGCCAACATCACGGTGCTGATCGATCCCAGCCTGGTGCTCGCGACGCTTGACGATGTCGACGCCCGCGTCGCGGCCGCATTCCGCCGCGACCGCCCCTTCCGCCACTATCGCAACGGAGCCTGACGCATGTCCGGACGCCTCGGTCGCGCGGCACTGCCTGCTGCCGCCTACCTCAATCTTTACACCGTGCCCGCCGCAAAGGTGGCGACCGCGACCCTCCATTTCTTCAACACCACCGCAACGGAGCTGACGGTCGAGATATCGATCCGGACGGGACTCCCGGGGAACGGGCCAGCGGCCGGCGAATGCTTCGACAAGCTCACCGTGCCCGCCAACGCCACCGCAGGCTGGAACCGGGTGCCCTTGAGCGCGGGCGAGATCGTGACGGTCCGCGCATCCGCCGCCGGGATCGACGCGCAGGTCCGCGGTTTCGAGGAATACGCCTGATGGAACGCTACGGAAGCCTGCAATCGAGCGCGCCTCGCCGCCACGTCTACGCGCCCTTCACCCTGACCCCAGTCGGCAGCATCATGTTGCCGGCGTGGGCCGTCGGCGGCCGTGCGATGCTGTATTTGACCGGCACGGCGGCCGGGGCGTCCGGCAATATCGGTGCAGACATCCCAACTTGCCGCGGGGGCGGCGCCGGTGCCTACGCGCTGCGCCACCCGATTCCGATCCCAGCGGGAACCACGAGCTTCAGTCTGACGCTCGGGCTTCCGGGCGCGGCCGTGACATCGAATGCCGCAGCGAGCGGCAACCCCGCCGGCTCGCTGGTCGTCGAGGTCGGCAGCAGGCTCGTGCGGCTCAACGGTGGCGGCAACGGCAGCAGCGCAAACGCCCACATGGGCGGGCTTGCGATGCCCGGCGGGCACGCGTTCAGCGACGGCGGGGGTCCTGGCCCCGGCACTGCGATGACAAGCGCGAGCGGCCCCTTCGGCGGCGGCGGCACCCTGGCGGCCGGGCTATCGGGAGTTGTCGGCAATACACCGGCCGCCGGCATCGGTGGCGTTTCAGTGTTCGGCAGTCCGGCACCACGCTCGATGTATCTGCAAGCTGACGTAAGCGCCGTCGCCGGTGCCGGCTACGGCTACGGCGGCAGCAGCGTGTGGACGTCGGGCGGGGCAACGCCGGTCACTTCCGGTGCCGGCGGCCCGGCTTTTGCGCTGATCGAAATCGAGGAGGGGTTCTAATGCGCGAACTTGCGCTCTACGACGGCGACGTGATCGACAACATCATCGGCGTCGCGGATGACGATGTCGCCGGGTTTCCCGATGCCGACGATGTCACCGATGCCGACCCGAAGCCCGCCATCGGCTGGACGCGCAGCGCGCCCGGCCAGTGGACGCCCCCGCCGGCGCCGGCGCCGGCGCCGATGCCGGAAGACCGCCGGATCACCCCGCTGGCGTTTCTCAACCGCTTCACGCAGCCCGAGCGCGTCGCGCTGGAAATGTCCTCGCTCGACAACCCGTCCGCCACCGCTGCGCAACGCCAGCAGGCGGCCGCGCTGCGCGTGATGCAGGACGACGTCAAGGCCGCCACGTGGATTGACCTCGCGCGCGGGGACACCCGCGGCGGCGTGCAGCAGCTCGAAACCATCGGCCTGCTGTCCGCGGGGCGCGCCGGCGAAATCCTCGACGCCGCAATCCAGCCGCACGAGCGCCCGGCCGGGCTGTGATCCCCGCATCGGTCACCGTCGTCTTCACCCGCCGCCGCGCGCTCGGCTCGGCCGCGCTGCGTGCGCTGCTGTGGTCGCGCTGGTCGCACTGCGGCATCGTCGTGCCCGGCGGCACGGTGATCGAAGCGGGCGTGCATGGCGTGGTCGAGCGCGCGCTGGACGACATGATCGCGCAGTGCGACCAGTACGAGCTGGTCACGATTCCGTGCCCCGCTCCGGCCGCAGTGATCGCCGCCGCACGGGCGCAGCTCGGCAAGCCCTACGACTGGATCGGCCTGGCCGGCTTCGGGCTGCGCCGCAGCGCCTGGCAGAACGACGCACGCTGGTTCTGCAGCGAGCTGGTGGCCCATGCCTTCGCCGTCGCCGGCTACCCGCTGTTGCGCAGCGAACCCTGGCGCGTCAGCCCGCCGATGCTGTACTTGCCGATATTCGATGCGCGTGGCCGCTGCGACTGTGATCGCTTGATTCACAGCCGCAGCGGCGTGCCATCGGGCGCAGCGCACGCGAGCATCGCTGCCATGGATGCACCTGAAGACAACGCGCGCCAGTTCCAGAACCTGATCCAGCGCGGCACCGTGGCCGACCTGGACCTGCAGGCCGCGCGATGCCGGGTCGACATCGGTGAAGTTCGCACCGATTGGCTCCCCTGGTTCACGCCCTGCGCCGGCGAGACGCTCGAGTGGTCCCCGCCCAGCCTGGGCGAGGCGGTGCTGGTGTTCGGCCCCGGCGGCGCGCTGGAAGGCGGGCTGGTGCAGCGCGGTTTCTTCTCCGACAGGTTCCCCGCGCCCAGTGCATCGCCCGATGTCTGGATGCGCACGTTCCCCGACGGCACCGTGTTGGAGTACAACCACGCCGCGCATCGCCTCACGGGCACGCTGGCGGGCGGCGGCAAAGTGGAACTGCATGCCGATGGCGGCTTCGAGTTCACGGGCCCGTTCAAGGTCAACGGCGACAGCCAGTTCAACGGCGATGTCGGCGTGAGCAAGACGCTGACCGCGCAGACCGATGTCATCGGCGGCGGCAAGAGCCTGAAGGGCCACAAGCACCTGGGCGTGCAGACCGGCAGCAGCGTTTCCGGTGCACCGCAATGATCGGCATGGACGCCCGCACCGGCCGCCGGCTCGAAGGCGATGCGCACCTGGCGCAGTCGATCGCCGACATCCTCGGCACGCTCACCGGCACGCGCGTCATGCGCCGCGACTACGGCAGCCTGCTGCCGCTGCTGATCGATGCCCCGGCCAATGCCGGCAGCCGCGTGCGCCTGTACGGCGCCAGCGCCACCGCCCTGGCGCGGCAGGAGCCACGCATCCGCATCACCCGCCTCGAGCTGATTGCCGGCGATACCGCCGGCAGCTTCTCACTGAACGTCACCGGGCAGCGCACCGACAGCGCCCGCGCGGGAACGCAAGCCCGTTTCACCGTCCCGATCCCTTAATCGCAGGAGTCCTTTCATGGCCCTCTTTCACCACGGCGTCCGCATCATCGAAGTCAACGAGGGCGCACGTCCCGCGAAGATGATTTCCACCGCGATCATCGGCGCCATCGCCACCGCCGACGATGCCGATGCCGCATTCTTCCCGCTCAACAAGCCGGTGTTGATCACCAACCTGCAGGCGGCGCTGGGCAAGGCCGGCAGCACCGGCACGCTGCGCAAGACGCTGCAGGGCATCGCCGACCAGTGCAGCCCTTTCGTCGTCGTGGTACGCGTGGATGAGGGCGCGAGCGATGCCGAGACCACCAGCAACGTGATCGGCGGCACGGTCAACGGCGTGTTCACCGGCATGCAGGCGCTGCTCGCGGCCGAGATGACGCTGGGCGTGCGCCCGCGCATCCTGGGCGCCCCGGGCCTGGACACCCAGCCGGTGGCCGCCGCGCTGGCGGTGCTCGCCAAGAAACTGCGCGGCATGGCCTACGTCAGCGCCGGCGCCAGCGCGAACAAGGAAGACGCGGTGGCCTACGGCGGCGACTTCGGCGACCGCGAACTGATGGTGATCTGGCCGGATGCACTGGCCTGGGACACTGTCACCAACGCCAGCACCACGGCCTACGCCACCGCCCGTGCGCTGGGCGTGCGCGCCCGCGCGGACCAGGAGATGGGCTGGAACAAGACGATCTCCAACATCGAGATCAACGGCATCACCGGCACCTCGCGCGATGTCTATTTCGACCTGCGCAATGAAGCGACCGACGCCAACTATCTCAACAGCAACAACGTCACCACCATCGTCCGCAACAACGGCTTCCGGTTCTGGGGCAGCCGCACCTGCAGCGCCGAGCCGCTGTTCGCTTTCGAGAGCGCGGTGCGAACCGGGCAGATCCTCGGCGACGTGGTGGCCGATGCCAGCGCATTTGCCATCGGCAAGCCGATGTCGCCGCACCTGGTCAAGGACATCGTCGAAACCGGCAACGCGCGCATCCGCGCGCTGGTCGGCCAGGGCTACATGCTGGGCGGATCGATGTGGTACGACGAAGAGCCGAACACCAGCGCACAGCTCGCCGGCGGCAAGGTCATCCTCGATTTCGACTACACGCCCACGCCGCCGCTGGAAGACCTGACCCTGCGCCAGCGCATCACCGACCGCTACCTGCTGGACTTCGGCAGCCAGGTCAACGGCTGACCGCCGCCCTGACGCCGCGCTTCCCCCACACGACCGACTGAACGGAGAGACACCATGGGCCTGCCCCGCAAGCTGAAACGATTCAATGTCTACGGCGATGGCGAGAGCTTTCTCGGCCAGTGCGTCGAAGTGAAGCTGCCGGTGCTCAAGCGCCTGCTGGAAGGCTACCGAGGCGCCGGCATGACCGGCGAGGCCAAGGTGGACATGGGGCAGGACGAGATCGAGATCGAGCACAAGTACGGCGGCTTCATGCGCCCGATCTTCCGCCAGTACGCCGCGCCGCGGCACGATGCGGCCATGCTGCGCTTCGTCGGCGCGTACCAGCGCGAAGACGAGGAAGGCACGCAGGCGGTCGAGGTGGTGATCCGCGGCCGCCATGCCGAGGTGGATCCGGGCACCGCGAAACAGGGCGACGACACCGAGTTCGCGGTCAAGACCACCTGCACCTACTACAAGCTGATCGTGGACGGCGCGGTGGTGGTGGAACTGGACATCGTCAACGGCATCGAGATCGTCGAAGGCGTCGACCGCACGGCCGAGGCCCGCGCGATCGTCGGCGGCTGATCGCCTTCACTTGAACCCCGGGGCGTTCATGCGCTGCATGGACGCTCGACAGCACAGATTGAGAACACGATGACCAAGACCCCACAGACCGAACCCGTCACGCCGCGCGCCGGCGTCGTGGTGCTGGACGAACCGCTGACCCGCGGCGATACCCGAATCAGCGAACTGGCCCTGCGCAAACCCAACTCAGGCGAGCTGCGCGGCCTCAGCCTGGTGAGCCTGACCCAGCTCGACATCACCGCGCTGATCACGCTCCTGCCGCGCATCACATCGCCGATCCTGACGCAAGCCGAGGCAGCGCAACTGTCGCCGCAGGACCTGATGCAGCTCGGCAGCGAGGTCCTGGGTTTTTTCATGACGGCGGCGGAGCGGGCGACGGTCTCCGAATCCCTCGATGCGTCGAGGACGCCTACGCCGACATCGCCCTGATCTTCCACTGGCCGCCGGCCGTCTTGGACGACATGCCGCTGGAAGTCCTGATGGACTGGCGCGAAAAAGCGCGTGAACGCTGGGAAACCGATTGATGCGATACTGCACCCGTGAACGCGCTGATCGTCATCCTCTCGCTGCTGCTGGCCTTGGCCTGGACAGTGCTGTTGGCCCGGATCATCTGCCCGCTGACGGGCCGCCTGTTCCCGCGCCGCGACATGACGATTCCGGAAGCCGACGTCGAGCCGATCTCGCCCTGGCTGGCCGAGGTTCGCCGCCGCCGCGCCGAACGCATCCAGCGCGCCGAGCGCATCGCCCGCATCTAAACGCCGCCGCGCGGCAGGCCTGCCGTGTCCGGTAGGCTCCAGCTCTTCGTCATGCTGCAGGCGCTGGACCAGGCCAGCGGCCCGTTCAAGCAGGTGGCGGCCGGCGCAAAGGCGGTATCCAAATCCGTGCGCGATGCGCATGCATCGCTGAAGGTGCTCAAGACCCAGCAGAGCCAGCTATCCGACTATGCACGGCTGCGCGCACAGTTGAAGGGCGTGGGCCGGGACCTGGACGCGGCACGGCTCAAACAGGCGGCATTGACCGAGAAGCTGCAGCTCGAATCGGCCGCACATGCGGAACTGCGCGGCCGCCGCAACGCCGCCCGCACCGCCCTCAAGCAGCAGACGCAGGCCATGCAGAAGGCCGCGATGCAGGGCGAAAAGGCGAGCATCGCGGCCTTCGTCAATTACGACCGCCTGAAACGGCAACTGGCCGCGCTGGAGACCGAGACCGACAAGTCCGGCAATGCGCTGCGCCGGCAGCGCGACGCGTTGAAGAAAGCGGAAACCGGCGCGCAGCGGCTCACCCAACAACAGGCGCGGTTGAAGGCCAACCAGGACGGGCTGAAGGCATCGCTGGACAAGGCCGGCATCGCCAGTGACCGCTTCGGCCAGCGACAGCGCGAGCTGCGTGGCGAGGTCGCCCGCGCCACCCGCGCCATCGCCGAGCAGGAAAACCGCGCGCGCCGCCTGCAGAAAGCGAGCGAACGGGCGGCGAAACTGGAAAGCCGTGGACAGAGTGTCGCGGCCGTCGGCACCGGCATGGCCTACACCGGCGCCCGCGTGGTGCGCGCGGGTGCGCTGCCGGTGGCTGCCGCCATGCGCTTCGAGTCGGCCATGGCGGATGTCCGCAAGGTGGTGGACTTCGAGAACCCCGGGCAGTTCAAGGCCATGGGCCGGGACATCCTCGACATGTCCGGTCGCATGCCGATGGCGGCGGAGGGCATCGCGGCCATCGTGGCGGCCGCCGGCCAGGCGAACGTGGCGCGGGCGGAGCTGCTCGGCTTCGCCGGCGATGCGGTCAGGATGGGCGTGGCCTTCGACCAGGAGGCCGCCGAGGCCGGGCAGACCATGGCGACCTGGCGCACCGCGTTCCGGATGAACCAGGACGAGGTCGTCGCGCTCGCCGACAAGATCAATTACCTGGGCAACACCGGCCCGGCCAACGTGCAGAAGATCAGCGCCATCGTCAACCGCATCGGCGCGCTGGGCGAGGTCGCCGGCCTGGGCAGCGGCCCGGTGGCCGCACTGGGCGCCACCGTCGCCGCCGCCGGCATCGAGGATGAGATCGCCGCGACCGGCGTCAAGAACCTGATGCTCACGCTGACCGCCGGCAAGGCCGCCACGCGATCGCAGCGTGCCGCCTTCGCGGCCTTGCGGCTGGACGCGGTCAGCATGTCGCAAGCCATGCAGAATGACGCCGGCGGGGCCATCCTGACGGTGCTCAAGCGCCTGCAGTCGTTGCCTAAGGCGGCGCAGTCCGGCGTGCTCACCAAGCTGTTCGGCCGCGAATCGGTCGGTGCCATCGCGCCGCTGCTCACCAATCTGGAGCTGTTGGAGACGAACTTCGGCAAGGTCGGCGACAAGTCGCGCTACGCCGGGTCGATGCAGAAAGAATACGAGGCGCGCGCGGCCACGTCAGAGAATGCGACCGTACTGTTGCGGAACAAGCTCAACAAGCTGGCGGTCACCGCGGGGACCCAACTGTTGCCGATGTTGAACACGCTGGCGGACTGGGCGGGCAGGCTGATGGACCGCTTCAGCGCCTGGGCCGAGGCCCACCCGGCGGTCGCCAAGGGTCTGCTGGCAGTAACGATCGGCGGCGCCGCGCTGGTGACGATGATCGGCGCGTTGCTGGTGCCGCTGGGCATGATGGCCTGGGCTTTCGGCGCGGTGCACAACGTGGTGATGCTGCTCTCCGGCGGCACCGGCTTTCTGGGCTTGCTGAAGGCCGGCGGCGGCGCCATCGCCCGGTTGACCGGCTGGGTGGCGCGCGGCGCGCTTTCGATCATCGGGACGATGGCGCGGCTGGGCATGGCGCTGCTGGCAAACCCGGTGTTCATCGCTGTCGGGCTGCTGGCCGTCGCCGCGTACCTGATCTACCGCAACTGGGAAGGCATCAAGGCCGGCGGCAAGCAACTGCTGGGCGACATCGATGGTGCCGTGCAGGGGGCCGCGCAACGCCTGGGCGCTTACCTCAAGGGCGTGGGCACGCGAATGAAGGATGCGTTCTTCAGCCTGCCCGCCCAGTTCGCCAGCATCGGCAGCCAGCTCATGCAAGGGCTGCTGCGCGGCATCATCGGCATGAAGGACGCGGTGCGCGACGGCATCGTCGGGATCGCAAAATCCATCGGCGGGCGGTTCGCCGCATTCTTCGGCATCCGGAGTCCGTCGCGCGTGTTCGCCGGCTACGGCCGGCACCTGATGAGCGGGCTGGCGGGCGGCCTGCGCGGCGGACGCAATGGGCCGCTGGCGCAGGTGGACGATCTGGCCGTGCGCCTGCGCAAGGCGGGCGCCGCGCTGGCACTTGGCACCGGCGCGGCACTGCCGGCGCTGGCCGCAGCGCCTTTCGCCATCGACAGCCGCGGGCCGTTGCCCCACAACCGACCGGGCGCGCATGGCGCGGGCGACACCTACCACATCAGCATCAGCGTCGGCGGCAACGCACAGGTGGCGGACGTGCGCGGCGCGGTGCTGGATGCGCTGGCCGAGGCCGAGCGCCGCAAGGCCGCGCGCAGCCGCAGTCGGCTGACGGACGAATGAGGGCGCGTGCATGCTGATGGCTCTCGGCACTTTTGTCTTCTCGATGTCCACTGCCAGCTTCAACGAGCTGCAGCGAAAATGCGCCTGGCGACACCCGACCAGCGAGCGCGTCGGCGCGCGGGCGGCGCGGCAATACCTCGGCCCCGGCGAAGACACCATCACGCTCGCGGGGCTGGTGGCGCCCGAACTCACGGGCACCCTCGCCTCGCTCGAGGATCTGCGCGCGCTGGCCGACAAGGGCGAGGCGCTGGCGCTGGTCGACGGCACCGGCGCGGTCTACGGCAGCTACGCGATCACCGGCCTGGACGAAACCCGCACGCTGTTCTTCGCCGATGGCGTGCCGCGCCGCGTGGAGTTCCAGCTATCGCTGCTGCGCGACGGCGATGAAGACGCCACGGTGGGTGGCGCATCGGCATGAATACCGCGCGCGCACCTGCATGGCGCGTGCTGGTCGATGGCCGCGACTTGACCGAGCGCTTCCGCCCTCGCCTGCTGGAATTGACGCTGACCGAGGCACGCGGCAAGGAGGCCGACCAGCTCGATCTGAAGATCCACGACCACGACGGTGCCCTGGACCTGCCGCAGCGCGGCGCGGAAATCAGCGTGGCGCTGGGCTGGGCGGCGAGTGGATTGATCGAGAAGGGCCGGTTCAAGGTCGACGAATGCGGACACAGTGGGCCGCCGGACATCGTCACCGTGCGCGCACGCAGCGCCGACCTGACCCACCAGCTCCGCAACCGCCGGGCCCGCAGTTGGCACGCGACGACGCTCGGACAGATCCTGCAGACGCTGGCCGGCGAGCATGGGCTGCAGGCGCGGATCGCGCCGGAACTGGCGCGCATCGACATCGCCCACATCGACCAGACCAACGAGAGCGACGTGCATTTCCTGACCCGGCTCGGCGACAGGTTCGACGCAATGGCGACGGTGAAGGCCGGCGCGCTGCTGTTCTCGCCCATCGGCGCGGGTGTCACGACCTCCGGCCTGCAGTTGCCGGGCGTCTCGCTCAAGCGCAGCGACGGCGACAGCCACGACTGGAGCGAGGCCGACCGCGACCGCTACGACGGCGTCAGCGCGCAATGGGACGATGGCGCCGGGGCGCGCAAGCGTACCGTCACGTCCGGCGGCAACGGCAATGCCAAGCGCCTCAAGCGCACCTATGGCAGCGAAAAGGAGGCGCGCGAACATGCGGATGCGGAATGGAACCGCGTCCAGCGTGGCGGTGCCAAGCTGACATTGAATCTGGCCCATGGCCGCGCCGACATCTATCCGGAACAGCCGGTACGCGTGCAGGGATTCAAGCCGGAAATGGATGCGACCGAATGGCTGGTCGAGCGCGCGGTGCACACCGTTACCGGCGCGCAGGGGTTCCGCACCCAACTTGAGATGGAGGCGCGGGTACGGCGTTAGCCGGTCGCGCCCTTCGCCCTTGCCCGGCGCGTGCCGGGTGCACAACGGCATGAACGTATCGAGTGCGGGGCGTGCGCATCGCAAGCCGGATCGTTGGGGTCGCGCGCAGGGTGCCGTCCATGCCGGGTGCCATGCGCGTACGGCACGACGCATGCGCCGCACAGGTTGAAGATGGCGTTGCCGATCTGCAGGTCGCCGGAGACCAGTTGCGCGACGCGATGGATCAGGGCTTCGGCGGTTTTTTTTCCTGCCCCATGTCGATGCGCGTGCGGTTCTGCCTGACGCGGCGCGCGGACACCACCTGGCCTTGGCGCCCACCCGCGATCTTCACCCCGCCGCCGGCGGGGACTGCACTGGATTCCAGCAACCGCAAAGCGGCGGCCTGCATCTCTTCGGAGGCGCCACGGAAACGCCGCAGCAGTTCATTCTCCAGCGGATCGGTCAACGCACTGCTGCCGGTCAACAGATAGCCGGCATCCAGACCACTGCGCTGCAAGCTGATGAAATACGCCGCATTCGGCAGGCTGTCGTCGCTCTCGAAGAGCGATTGCATCTTGCGGCTGACGCCGCCCATCGACCCGAAGGCCTCCTGGTTGAGGTGACGGGCCTTCCTGACCTGTTTCAGTCTTTGTCCTATCGACATGACATTCTCCTATTGACTGCGTAATCAATTACTCATAAAGTCGCCGGAACACACCCGAATATAGGCCGGAAATGGACCGTGGGAAAAAAGCCGAGCGCCGCACCCGCCTGCGCACGCCGAAGCAGGCGACGGCCTGGCTCCGGCAGAACGGCTTGACCCATGCCGAGTTCGCCCAGCAGTACGAGCTGTCGCCGAATGTCGTGCGCAAGGTCCTTTACGGCGGCACCAAGGCCTATCGCGGTCAATCGCACCGCGCCGCCGTGCTGTTGGGAATGAAGCGCGACGACAGCGCCACCGAACCCCGGGAGGGTGCCCGTGCATGAGCAAGGGCCCCGCCATGCGCTGCCCGCACTGTCGGCAGAGCGCATCGATACGGCACAGCGTCGAGATGACGCCGCTGTACCGGGAAGTCACCTATCAATGCCGGAACCCGATCTGCGGACACGTGTGGATCAGCGGGCTGGAAGCGCTGCGGACGCTCTCGCCCAGCGGCACGCCCGATGCCGAGATTCCACTGCCGCTGTCACGCCACATCAACATTTCGCTGCTGCAAGTGCAGCTCACGCTCGCTCTGGAGAATTGACCCCATGAACGATTCGCAGGCACTCCCCATCGGCACCGCCAAGCGCTGGTACGGCCTCCACGATGCACAGCACCTCGCGCACGACACCGACCGCATGGTGGACCGCTGCGCGCAGCATCTTGCCGACACCCACGGCTTGAGCCGCGCCGACGCGGAACAGACCGCCATGCAGGTGCGCGCCAGCATGGACGAGGCGGTGGACGGCTTCATCGACATCGACCGCTCCACCTCGCGCATGGTCGTGGTCAACGACACCCGCCTCGGCACCCGCCACATGATCAGCATCGCGCGCCTGCTGGCGCTGACCCGGGGCAGCCCACCCGCCGGCTGACCGTTTCCGCTTCATCCCCGTGAGTTGCTCCTCCCGCGCCGGCATCCCTGTTGCCGGCGACGGGTCTTTTTTGCCCGAATCCGGCCAATGACATGCCCTCAACCCCGCCTCTTTCCCCGATCCGAAGCCAGCGCCCATGAAGGGGATGGCCGAAGACATCCGCGCACGGGTGATCGAACGCCTGCAGCGCGACTACGGCATGAAGGTGGCCGGCAGTGCGCGCTACCTGCGGGGGGGCAAATGCCCGAACTGCGGCAAGAAGGAGCTGTACGCCAGCCACGATGCGCCCTGGGTGATCCGCTGCGGGCGGCAGGAGAAATGCGGGCGCGAGTGGCACGTCAAGGATCTCTACGACGATCTCTTCGACGACTGGTCGCGGCGTTTCCCGCAGACCACGGAATCACCGACCGCCGCCGCGGATGCCTACCTGCGCTACAGCCGCGGCTTCGACCTGGCGCCCCTGGCCGGGCTCTACACGCAGGACCACTACTACAACGGCCAGCTCAAGGCCGGCAGCGCCACGGTGCGCTTCGCGCTGGAACGCGGCGGCTGGTGGGAGCGGATCATCGACCGGCCGCACCGCTTCGGCAAGCGCAAGGCCGGCTTCCAGACCGGCGCCAGCTACAAGGGCGTGTGGTGGTGCGCGCCGATGGCGGCGGGGTTGATGAAGACCGCGCCGGAGGTGTGGATCGTCGAGGGCATCTTCGACGCGATCGCGCTGCTGCAACACGGCATCTGCGCGGTGGCCGCGTTGAGCAGCAACGCCTATCCGGAGGATTCGCTGAAGGCGCTTGCGGCTTCGCGCCCCGGCCACCTGCCGAAGCTGGTATGGGCGCTGGACAACGAGCCCGGCGCCCACGCCTATACCGTGCAGCACGCGAAACGGGCGGCGCGGCTGGGGTTCGAGTGCGATGCCGCGCAGATCCCGCAGCGCACCGGCCGCAAGGTGGATTGGAACGACCTGCACCTGCGCACCGACGCACGCGGGGGCGGCGACGACACGGCGGCGGACTGGGCAGCGGAGATCGATGAAGCGCGCTACCACGGGGCGCTGCTGCTGGCGGCCACGCCGATGGCGAAGGGCCTGCTGATGTACCGCCGCACGCAGCGGCGCGAGTTCCCGCTGCGCTACGGCAGCCGGGTGTTCTGGTTTTCCTTCTCTGAAAGCGCTTTCCAGAAGATGCGGACCGAGCGGGCGAAATCGATGCAGGTCGAGGTCGACGAGATCGAGGCTTCGATGGAGCAGGAGCTGATGCGCGCTGCGGCGGGCATCAACGAAATCTTCAATTGCGTGCCGGAGGTGCTGTATTTCCAGCGGCACGAGGTCACCGACGAGGCCTGGTACTTCCTGCGCGTGCTGCCCGGCGACGGGCGCCCCGCGGTCAAGGGCACGTTCACCTCGCAACAGGTGTTGAAGGCGCCCGCCTTCCAGGACCGGCTGGCCGCGCTTTCCGGCGGGGCGCTGTTCGAGGGCACGCAGAACCAGTTGATCGCCTACCTGAAAGAGCAGTTCACGGGCATCAAGACCGTGCAGTCCATCGACTTCGTCGGCTACAGCATCGATCACGGGGCCTGGCTGCTGGGCGATGTCGCCGTGCGCCAGGGCGAGGTGATCCCGATCAACGCCGAGGATTTCTTCGAGTTCGACAAGCTGCAGTTGAAGAGCACGCAGAAATCGATCCGGCTGTGCATCAACCCGGATCCGGACGAAGAGCGCGGCGAATGGCTGGACTGGCTGTGGACGTGCTTCGGCACCCACGGCATCGTCGCGCTCGCGTTCTGGTTCGGCAGCCTGTTCGCGGAGCAGATCCGCGACCGCCACGAGAGCTTTCCCTTCCTTGAGATGACCGGCGAGGCCGGCAGCGGCAAGACCACGCTGATCACCTTCCTGTGGAAGCTGTTCGGGCGCAAGGATTACGAAGGCTTCGACCCGGCCAAATCATCGTCGCCCGGCCGCGCCCGCGCGATGGGCCAGACATCGAACATGCCCTCGGTGCTGCTGGAGGCCGACCGCAGCGCGCCGGACAAGGCGCATGCGCGCAGCTTCGACTGGGACGAACTCAAGGACTACTACGGCGGCGGCACCCTGCGCACCCGCGGCGTGCGCAACGGCGGCAACGACACCTACGAGCCGCCGTTCCGCGGCACGATCGTGATCAGCCAGAACCAGGCGGTGGAAGCCAGCGAGGCGATCATCACCCGCATCGTCAAGCTGCATTTCGTGCGCCCGCAGGCCACCGGCGAGAGCCGCATCGCCGCCGACAACCTCAACGCCCTGCGGGTGGAAAACGTCAGCCAGTTCCTGCTGCGCGCGCTGCGCGCGGAAGCGTCGATCCTGGACACGGTGACCGAGCGCTCGCGGTTCTTCGAGGGGCAGTTGCGGGCGCGCGACGACCTGCGCATCGAGCGGGTGATCAAGAACCACGCGCAGATGCTGGCGCTGCTGGATGCGCTGCGAAAGGTGGTGAAGTTGAGCGACGAGATGGTCATCGCCACCCGCAATGCCTTGGTGGCCGGGGCGCTGGAACGACAGCAGGCGATCAGCGCGGACCATCCGCTGGTGCAGGAGTTCTGGGAAGCCTACGAGTACCTGGAGGCGACCAGCGACATGCCCAGTCTCAATCACTCCAATACGCCGGAAACGCAGGTGGCGCTGAACCTCAACGAGATGGCGCAACGCGCCGCGTTCAAGGGCCAGAAGCTGGCTGACCTCAACATCCTGCGCGGGCTGTTGCGGGAAAGCCGGCGCTACCGCTGGCACGCCGCCAACGTGGCGGTGAACAGCCGCGTGCGGCGCGGCCATTCCGCCGTCAGCGACGGCAACACCATCCTCAAGTGCTGGGTCTTCGACAAGCGATGACCGCGCACGCCGCCCCCTTCACTCCCCCTGCACAAGGAGCGCCCTGATGTTCCTGTCCGCCAATCTGTGGAATGCGCCGCCGCGCGTGCATGTGCGCGACACCGGCCATGTCGCGATTTCCGCCGGGCCGCTGGCGATGGTGATGAACCCGGACGAGGCGGAGGCCCTGAAGCGTTCGCTGGGGCCGGCCATTGCCCGGGCGATGCTGCTGCAGGCCGAGCGGGCGAACGAGGCAGAGGCGCGGGAACGCGACGCCGCGCAGGCGGTGGTGCCGTGAGCGGCGCCGCCGTGGGCCGGCCCGTTGCGCGGCGTCAGTCTTCGGCCAGGCCGAGGGTAGCGTTGAAGCCGGTGACCGGGGACAGCGACATGGTCACCTGGGCCGCCCCCGCGGGGATCTCGACCGCCGGGCCGTCCGGCTCGACGTCGCGCAGGCGACGGGTCATGGCATCGGCCACGCCCGCGCGTTCGGCGGCCGGCAGGCCCGCCTGCATGGCGAGGATCGCGCCGATCAGAACATCCGCGCCGGAGGCGAACGTGCCTTGCCCGCTGCCGATGAAGAACACGCTGCTGACCGCGCCGCTGCGCTTGTCGATGATGAGCACCACGGCGCGGTTAGGATCGATGGCGAACTGCGCGGTGTCGTTCACCGGGCCGGCGGTGACGCCTGACAGCGCGCCGGGCTGGGCCTCGGCCGCCAGCGCCAGGGCGTTGAAGTTGGCGGCGTACGCCTGGGGCGTGAGCCCGAGCGTGGGCTTGGCGGACGGCGCGGCCGTGGCCGGGTTGGCCGGCTCCGCAGGGGCGGCCGTGGCCGCGCGGTCATCGGCCCAGCCGGCGATGATCAGCAACAGCACCACCATGATCGCGATGCCGGGCAGCAGTTGCATGCGCCGTGGCACCTCTCCCGTGGTCTTGTTGCGGAACAGCCGCGGCGCCAGCAGCCCCAGCACGCCAATCAACAGCAGGACCAGCGCCAGCAGCCCGGCGATCGTTGCCAACAGCGACATGGCCCTCTCCTTTTCCCCATCCCCTGATGGCCCCGATACTGGCATGACGGCGCGCCGCGTTCCACGCTTGACAGCGGTGCAACTTCGGCCTAGCTTGGGTGATACGGGGCCTAAGAACTCCCAACCAAGCGGCATCCGCGCCCGACAGCATCGCGGTTTTTTTCTGCCCGGCTTCCACGCCGGGAGGGCGACGGATACAAGACCCGGCAACGGGGAAGAAGTCCGCCCGGCTTGGTACGGGTTCTTAGCCTCCCGGCACTCCCCATTGCGCGCGCCTAAGAACGCCGCGGTGGGGCCATTCGACTCACCAAGGAGCAAGCCCATGGCACCCGATGCCGACGACACGGCCGTGCGCACGCACGGCCGGCAGACCCCCGCGCAGGCGCGCAGCGAGAACCGCATCCTCATCGCCACTTACCTCATCGGCCTGGCCGGGCTGGTCTGGGCGCATGTACAGGGGGTGCTCTGATGGACGCCCGCGCCTGGCCGCAAGCCCCGACCGAACCGTTGAGCGTGCATCCGGCGCATGGCGACATCCGCCTGCTGCTGGAAGACGAGCATGTCGACCGCCTGTGGCGCGCCCACGATGCCGCCCGCCTGTTGTCTCTGGTGGACGAGGACGCGTACATCGGCGGCCCGGCCTGTACCAATGGCGTGGCGGCAGTGGCCGACTACATCGCCCAAGACCTGGCCGCGCTTCTGGCCGGCACCCGCGAGAGAGGCCTGCGCGAATGAACGCCCAGCCCACCACGGCCCTGCTCTCGCACCGCATTCCCGCCCCCCGGCGCGAGCGCAGCCTGATGTGCGCCGCGCTGGTGAGGCCGGGTTCCGCCCTGTACCAGCGGGTGATCGGCGCACCACCGCCGGGCGGTTATGTGGGGAGTTTTCCGCCGGCATGGGGCATCTACGAATACGACCACTGCTACGTGCAGGAACAAGCGCACGAGCTGCGCTTCGGTGACGGCAGTTGGCTGCGCCTGGACGCACGCGACCTGGCCGACCTGGTGCTGTTGCCGGAGATCGACGAATCCGCGCTGGAGGCGCTCTTTCCATGAACCGTGGACGCAGTCCCCTGCACCCGCCGGCCACGCACAGCGCGCGCCCGCGGACCCATACCCGCCAACGCATCCTGGCCGTGCTGACCGAAGGCCCGGCCACCATCGAAGAACTGGCTGCCAGCACCGGCATCTATGCCCGCCTGTTGAACGACCACCTGACCCATCTGCGGGAGGCCGGCGTGGTGGTCCGCCAGCCGTTCTACACGCACGCCACGCGCGGCCGGACATGGGTCTGGCTGTGGGCGCTGGCCGAATACCCCTCCTTGCCCGCAGCCGGCGGGGTTCATCACATCCACCTGGAGGCACGACGCGCATGAACGCACCCCGCAAGTACACCTGGACCCGTCCCGTGGTGGACGGAAAGCCGACCACCTTCGTCGCGCTGGGCAAGCGCCTGGGCGTGCCGCCGGATACCGCCAGCCGGCGCTATCGCAGCCTGACAGGGCCGGTCGCCATGGCCCAGCTCCGCGCCTGGGACAAGACCCGGGCAAGGCGGGAGCGCCGCGACGAACGCATCCGGCAAGCGCGGGGTACCGGCGCCGAGCTGAAAGCGCTGGCGCTGAAGCACGGGTTGACCCCGCAGCGGATCAGCCAGATCGACCGCTTCGCCTGACCCGCTGCCCCAAATCCACGACCGCCGCGGATGCGGCAGGAGCCCACGATGTTGATCGACAAGACCCGGGAACTGGACCACGACAAGCTGGCGCCCGAAGGCGACGGCCCCGCCATCGACAAGGCCAAGGTGCGGCGTTGCCGCGGGATGATCTACTGGTACCGCTGGGGCCGGCACGCCTTCGACGTGCGCGTGCTGCGAGGGCTGCTGGCACTGCCCGCCAGCCACGATGCCGACCTCTATTTCATGCCGGACAACCGCTACCACGGCCACGCGGACGCGGCACTGGTGGACATCGTGGGAGAGATCCGCGAGGCGATGAAAGCCACCGGCTACCGCAGCTTTGCCGGATTGATGAAGGCGCACGATGCCGAGTTGGCGAAGGTGGGGCGATGAGCATTCCGGCCTACCCGCTGCAATGGCCGGCCGGCTGGAACCGCACGCCGGGGCATGCCCGTGGCAGCGCGCGCTTCAAGCATCTGGAAACAGTGACCCATCGCCGCACCGATGGCAGCACATGGACCAGCAAGAACCCACGCCCGCTCTCCATCGCGATGGCGGTCGAGCGCGTACGCGCCGAGCTGGAACGCATGGGCATTCGCGACGATGACCTGGTCATCAGCTCCAACCTGCAGCTACGCCTCGACGGCCTGCCACGCAGCGCACAGCGCGAACCGGACGACCCCGGCATCTGCATCTACTGGAGCGCGGCGCGGGGCGCGGAACCGCGCTGCATGGCGATCGACCGCTACGACCGCGTGGCCGACAACCTGGCGGCCGCAGCCGCTGCGCTGGAAAGCCTGCGCACGCTGGACAGGCACGGTGCGGAAATCCTCGATCGCGCCTTCACCGGGTTCAACGCATTGCCGGCGCCGGAAGGCCGCCGCTGGTGGGTGGTGTTGGGCGTGTCGGCCGATGCGCGCCCCGCCGAGATCAAGGCCGCCTACCAGCGCCGCCGCAGCGACACGCACCCGGACCGCGGCGGAGACGCCGGGGAGTTCGATGCCGTGCAGCGCGCTTATGAGGAGGCGGTGCGGTGAAGGGCAACCCGCGCAATGTTGAGCGGCAATATCAGGGCGAACCGTTACCAAGAGCTGCGACAAGGTGGCTAAGTAACTCAAACCAAGCCGTGATGCGGGCTCGGCTTGAATGAATTGTTAGACCTCACACCCACCACCAAGGAGAAAGCCATGATCAATTTGGGCGACGAAGCGAAAGACACGGTTACCGGATTCACTGGCGTTGTTATATCCCGTACCGAGTATTTGAACGGCTGTACGCGGGTTTGCTTGCAGCCGGCAATCGGAAAGGACGGCACGCTGCCGAAATATGAAGCATTCGATGAGCCGCAGCTCAAAGTGCTGAAAGCGCAGAAAGTGCCGCGCGGGCCGACGAACGTGGGCGGGCCAGAGAAGTTCATGCCGCCGCGCCGGTGAGGTCTAACACCTGAGTTAAGCCGGCGCGTGTGCCGGATACCGCAAACCCTGTTCATGCTACGACACGCGCTCGGCTTGAACGAATTGTTAGGTTGCGGAGCTACGTATGGCAGTGCATCCAAGCTGGAAGATATCGAACCTGCGTCGCCGCGTGAACCGGGCGCGCAAGTTTCCGGATAACACATGCCCGAGCAGCCGGCACCTGCACATCATGGCCGACAGGCTGGCGAGCGGGAAACCTTATTTCATGTTCACCGAGGAACCGGAGCACTGCGCCATGTCGATCTACGCGGTGCTGGAATCACTCTGGAAGGCCAGGACAGAGCTTGCACGGCTGAGGAATGAGCAACCTAACCCCAGCGTTAACCGGAGCCGCGAAGCGGCTTCCGGTTCAACGGTCTGTTAGACCGCAACCCACTACGGAGGCACGGCAGAAATGCACAACCAAACAGACCAGAGGAAATCGCCAATGCGCGCTGGACACGCGAGGAACCTGGCTTCAAGGGTTGGAAGCGGCGACACAGTTCGCGCCGGTGAGAGTCCGGCTGCCTCCACCCGATACAGTTGCCAGCACCTATGGTCATCGGTCGGCAGCGACGGCTACATGGAATGCCTGTGGTGCCGGGCGCGAGTAATGCCACCCGAAACCACTGTGAGTGACCGGACACGACCATTGCGGTCGAACAGTGGAATTAACGCGGGCCGCGAAGCGGGCTCGCGTTGAATGACTAGTTAGACATCTTGGAGTGAGCATGGAACGACCGACCTATCCGATGAGCCACGATTGGCATGTTTCCGTGAACCAGCACCAGGACCGCCAGCGCGAAGCTGGCAAGGACTGGAGCGAGGCGCGATTCATGTACGAGGCAATGCACATGGCTGATGAAGTTCCACGCATGGCACTGCTGTTCAAGGCGGAGCGCGAGGACGCGCTGCCGAAACAACACCAGCAGTGCTCAATGCAGGCCCATGAACCGGTGAAGGACAACCACCTTTCATGCTGCCTGGGGGTCAAGGCGCGAGAGTGCCCGCACTTGCTTGCGCTGGAAAAGATGGAGAGGGCGACGCCTGAGGACATTGATGCGGCCAAGGCGTGGACTTGCGCGGCGCATATCGTGAGCGAGGGCGGCGACTATGCAAACGAGGGGTACATGCTACGAGTCGATGACCGTATGTTTTGGAACAGCGTGCACGAAAGCTTGGCCCAAGAGGTCTAACGCCCAAGCTAAGGCGCCGTAGCGAAGCGAAGGTCGCCTTGAGCGCGTAGTTAGAACCCAACACACCGAGGATGAAGAAATGACACTTTGCATTTACCACGGGAATTGCGCTGACGGCTTTGGTGCGGCATGGGCCGTGCGGCAGGCAGTGCCGGAGGCAGAGTTTTTTGCGGCGACCTATCAAGCGCCACCGCCGGACGTGACCGGGAAGCATGTAGTGATGGTTGATTTCAGCTATAAGCGCCCGGTACTTCTGGACATGGCGAGCAAGGCCGAAAGCATCTTGATTCTTGACCACCACAAGAGCGCCGTTGAGGACTTGGTGGACTTGCCTACGAACGTTACGGCTATTTTCGACATGGAGCGTAGCGGCGCGATGATGGCGTGGCAGCACTACTTCCCCGATGATCCGCCGCCACGGTTGATTGAGCACATCCAAGACCGGGATTTGTGGCGTTTTGCACTGCCCGGCACCCGCGAGATACAGGCCAACGTATTCAGCTACCCGTATGACTTTGGCGTGTGGGATCGGCTCATGGCGAGCGACGTCGAATTGTTGCGCGGTGAAGGCGCGGCGATTGAGCGCAAACACCACAAGGACATCGCCGAACTGGTGAGAGTGACCAAGCGACGTATGGTAATTGCAGGCTTTGACGTGCCAGTGGCGAACTTGCCCTACACCCTTAGCAGCGATGCCGGGCATTTGATGGCACAGGACGAGCCTTTCGCCGCCTGCTATTGGGACGTGCCAGATGGCCGCGTGTTCAGTCTGCGCAGTAGTGATGCAGGGCAGGACGTTTCAGCCGTGGCGAAAACCTACGGCGGCGGCGGACACCGCAATGCTTCCGGTTTCAAAGTTCCGCACAGCCATGTCTTGGGTTCTAACGCCTGAATTAAGCCGCGCCGCGAAGCGGCGTCGGCTTGAATGAATTGTTAGGGCGCAACCCGCCCGAAGGAGATCAAAATGTTCAAGGTCGGAGACACGGTTGAGTGGACGAGCCAAGCGCAGGGAAGCACCACCACGAAGCGTGGAGTTGTTGCCGAAGTGGTGAGGGCTGGGGGTCGGCCCGACAGGACGTTGTTCCCGACGCTTTACAAGCACAGCGGCTGCGGCTGGGGGCGGGATCACGAGTCCTACGTTGTCATGGTGGGGAAGAAGCCGTACTGGCCGCGCGCGGCAGCATTGCGGAACACGGCTGCTTGTCCGCATTGCCGTGGAACTGGAATTGCGCCCTAACGCTTGAATTAAGCCGCTGCGCGCGGCAGGACACACATACGAAGCCAAGCCGAGGCGCAGTCGGCTTGAATGAATTGTTAGACCGCGAAACTCACTTGGAGTAACCCATGAAAAAGCGATACATCCTGACAAGCGGCATGGATACCAGCATCACGCTGGAGATTGACACCACGAAGATGACAGCCGAGTACGCCGCCGAGGTGAACGGCTTTTGGTCCGGCGCTGCGGACGTTCTGGATGCTTCCGACGATGACGTATTTCAGGCCGTTGCGAGACGTGCAGCGGTCCAGTTGCTGGGCTACTTGATGGACGGCTACTCCGAAGGCGGAGCTGTTGAGGTCTTGAGCGAGCAAGAAGGCTGGCCGGACAAAGACAGCATCGGAATCAAGATCATCGACCACAAAATTCCGGACCTCGACGCGACGCTGTTTGATGTCGAAGAACTGGCGGTCTAACGCCTGAATTAAGCCGCTGCGCGCGGCAGAACACAAACCCCGACGCGGCTACGAAGCGCAGTCGGCTTGAATGAACTGTTAGGCCTTACGGCCAACGGAGGAAACGTGGAAAACAACGATTTTGTGACGGTACCAATCCTGCGCAAGTTTCGCAGTGAACAGGTTATCGGCGAACTGAAGATTCGGGCTGACGCACTTCCAAGCGCGCCCAACTTCCTATTTGCGATCGGCTTTAAGCCGCTTGAACCGCATGGGTTTTCTCCTGGTGAGTTTCCAGGCTTCGAGTACAGCGGGCGCTATGAGTTGGTCGCCGTGTCGCTTACAGACGACGAGGCGTACTTGGACTACCTGAAGCAGATTGGTAAGGCCTAACGCCCGAGATAACCCGCCGACCGCTTGCGGGCGGTCGGGTTGATTGAGATGTTAGCGGTCTTTGACATGGAGAAACGATGAATGAGTTGGCACTTTTCGCAGGCGCTGGTGGAGGCATTCTCGGAGGAAAACTCCTTGGGTGGAGAACAGTCTGCGCCGTGGAGATTGTGCCCTTTTGCGCCAGACGACTCATGCAGCGACAAAATGAAGGGCACCTTCCACCGTTCCCCGTTTGGGACGATGTACGCACCTTCGACGGACGACCGTGGCGCGGAATTGTTGATGTGGTTTCGGGCGGCTTCCCATGCACAGACATCAGCCCAGCAGGAAAGAAAGCCGGCATCGACGGAGAGGCAAGCGGACTATGGGTGGAGATGGCGAGAATCATTCGCGAAGTACGACCACAGTTCGTCTTCGTGGAGAACTCGGCAATGCTCACTCATCGAGGGCTTGGACGAGTTCTCGGAGACCTGGCCGCGATGGGGTTTGATGCTCGATGGGGAGTGCTTGGATCTGACGACGTGGGCGCCGACCACTGCCGCAAAAGGTGTTGGATCGTGGCCGACGCCGTGCCACGGTTCGAGCCGATGGGGCGGTACGTTCCAGGAGGTTGGCGGCAGCCAAAACAAGTTGCGTGGAACGCCCACCGGCAAGCTGTATGTAAACCCGGATTTTTGGGAAAGCCTGATGGGATGGGTGATCGGATGGACAGGAACCGCGCCATTGGGAACGGACAAGACCCGCGAGTGGCTGCGGCTGCATGGCGGATTTTGACTGCTAACGCCTGAATTAAGCCGCGCCGCGAAGCGGCGTCGGCTTGAATGAATTGTTAGCACTCAGAGGTGCCGGATGTACAGCAAGCAGATCAAGAACGACCACCCATTTTTTGACCGTGCGCCACGGATGAGTGGACTGCAAGAGCGTGTTGCTCGTAACGGGACGTGCCCAAAGTGTCATACGCAATCACTGAAAACGATACATGCGAGCGGCGGGATGGAGTTCATGGCCTGCAATAGATGCAATGGAATGTATGTTTTGAGTGCTAACAAGTATTCGATCCCGGATTAGCCGCATAGCGCAGCGATTCCCGCGGGAAATCCGGTTGTTATGCGACGCGGTGCGGGTGTAACAGGCAATCAGGGCGTTATGCGACACAGGAGAGATGAGGATGGATGAGAAAGAGACGGCGATGCGGAACCTTGGCGATAGCGAGGCCAATTTCATCGCTGATGCAGAACGCCTGAACTGCCCAGCATGTGGCGGCTCTGGCCACGTCGATGACGCCACGGCACTCGCCCACGAAAACGCCGCCCTACTCGCTAGGCTGGAAGTGGCGGAGAGAGATGCGCGGCGGTATCGATGGGTTCGCGAGTGTGATGCAGATGGAGAGGATCAAATCATGATCCGTGCATCCACATACGATCACGACGAGCTTTTCACTGGCGTTGAACTTGACCAGGCCATCGACGCCGCCATCGCAGCCAAGGAAGGCCGGAGCGCGGGCGATGAGTGAGCGGTTTTACTTCCGTGAGCCTGGCCTCGCTATCGCGATTCGGGTAGGACAGAAGTTCAAAGCATGGGCCGGCTTTCTCAAGAAAAATGCCGTGCGGGGGTTTTTCGGGTGAACCTGTCCCCGGCAATGCTGCACTTGATCAACGTGCTGGCGGAAGCCGAGGTGCGCGATTATCTGCGGTCTTCGACCATGCCAGGCAACGATGACAGCCCACTTGATTCAAATCCCCCTGCTACCGAACAGGATTCGGAGGCGGCATAGTCCACGCCATGCGCGCCGTCCCAGCGACTTACTCCCGCTACAGCAGTGACCGACAGCGGGCGGCCAGCATCGCCGATCAGCAGCGCGAGCAGGATGATCTGATCTCTCGCGAGCGCTGGCCGGCACCACTTCGTTATCAGGATTCCGAGATCAGTGGCGAGCGGCGCGACCGGCCCGACTTCGTCCGCTTGATGGGCGATGCCAGACAAGGAAAGTTCAATGTCCTGGTGTTGTGGGACTTGAAGCGGCTGTCCCGCGGGACCGATCTACCGCAGATCCTCGAGCGCTTGGTCTACTACGGCGTCCGGGTGATCACGGTGAACGGCTACGATTCGAGCATCGAGGGCGCGGACATTCGCGGCTGGGTTGACGGAATGTTCGGGCACCGCGATTTGCGAGAGCTGGCCCGAAGCACTCATCGCGGGCTCAAGGGACGCGCGCTGGAAGGGGCTTCGGCAGGCGGTCTGCCCTATGGTTATCGCGTGACGCAGACTGGCGAGCGAGAGATCGTGCGGGAGGAAGCGGCGATCGTGAGGCGCATCTATGCTGATTACATCTCGGGCATGAGCGTCAGGCGGATCACGAAGGCACTGAACGACGAAGGCATCCCGACTGCACGCGGCACGACCTGGGCTGTGAGTGCAATACATCCCGACCATCGTCGCGGCATCGGCATTCTTGCAAACCCGATCTATCGCGGGCGCCAGATATGGAACCGCAGTCACTGGGTCAAGCACCCCGATACCGGGAAGCGCCAGCCTCGCGAGAATCCGGAATCAGAATGGATCGTCAATGAGAAACCCGAGCTTGCGATCGTTGACCCGTCGACGTGGGAGGCCGCCAGAGCAGCTTGCGAGCGTCGGAGCGTGGCCCAGACGAAACGTAGGGGCAGTAGACCCAAGCACCTGCTGACGGGCTTGCTCCGGTGTTGCGAGTGCGGGGGGCCGTTTGTTGTGGTGGATGCCCGCTGCTATGGCTGCGCTACGGCCAAGGATCGTGGCACATGTTCAAACCGGATCAGGGTCAACCGCATGAAAGCGGAAGCGGCGATGCTTGCTGGCGCGCGCGAAATCCTTCTGTCCGATGAGGCCATGAGCGCCTGGCAAAAAGCCGTGGCGCGTCAGATGCGCGAGGCGGCCGGGAGGCAGGACGCTATCGCTGGTCGACTCACCCAGGCACGCCGGGAGCGCGACAACGTCGTTGCGGCCATTCGCGAGGGGATTCGCTTGCCTTCGACCAAGGCGGAGCTGGAACGTCTCGAGGCCTTGTGCACTGCACTGGAGCGTGAAGCCAACCGGCCGGCTTATCTGATGCCTGATGTGCGTGGTCGCCTGCAGAAGCTGGCGCAGACTCTTGCCGAACAGTCATCTGCATCAACCGCAGTGCGTGAAGCCCTACGCGCTGTCGTCGGCGAAGCCGTCGTTGAGACCCGAAACGGCATGACCGGAGCAGTGGTCACGCCGCAGATTGGGATGGTAGCGGGGGCATGATTTGAACCTGCGGCCTGCCACTCCGCCCAGCGGTCATCGCGGGTACGGAACGCCTCGATCAGTACTGGCAGATCGTCGGCCTCGATCGGCTGGTCATGGTTGGCGTCCAG